TATCCATGGTTAGCACCAGCTGGTAACAGACGTGGCTTAATTGATAACGTATCAGCATTAGGTTATGTTGAAGCTCAAACAGGTGACTTTGTACAAGTTGCTAATAGGGAATCAGCAAGAGATACATTATATGAAAACCGCGTTAACCCATTAACATTCGTTCCAGGCAGTGGTTTAACTAACTACGGTAACAAAACTGTTGCAGGTTCTAGTTCAGCACTAGACAGAATTAACGTAGCACGTTTAGTTGCTTACTTACGCAACAAACTTGAAGCAATTGGTAAAAACTGGATGTTTGAACCAAATGATAAGATCACACGTGATGAAGTTAAAGGTGCAGTTGAATCATTATTAAATGATGTTACTGCTAAACGTGGTATTTACGATTACCTAGTTGTTTGTGATGAAACAAACAACACTCCAAGCAGAATTGATAGAAATGAACTTTATATCGATATTGCTATTGAGCCAACTAAAGCAGTTGAGTTCATTTATATTCCAGTAAGAATTAAAAATACTGGCGATATTGAAGCAGGTAATTTATAAAATAGTATAATCATTATATACGCAGATAATGGCACTTCGGTGCCATTTTTTGTGATTGTCAGATGATAAATATTAGCATAACCAAGAAGGAGAATTACAAATGGCGGTTTCATCTTTAACAAGAATGACTGTTCCTTTAGCGAGTGACCAGAGTGCTAGTACACAAGGCTTATTAATGCCAAAACTCAAATATCGCTTTAGAACGGTATTTGAAAACTTTGGTGTATCAACACCAAGAACTGAAATGACCAAACAAGTTATTGACTTTACTAGACCTGAAGTTAGTTTTGACGATATCACTATTGATCTTTACAACTCAAAAATGAGAATGGCTGGTAAACATACTTGGGGTGATGCAACAGTTAATTTACGTGACGATGCAGGTGGCAACGTTGCTAAACTAGTTGGTGAGCAACTACAGAAACAATATGACTTTATGGAACAAAGTTCTGCTTCAGCAGGTATTGACTATAAATTCTTAACACGTTGCGAAATATTAGACGGTGGTAATGGCGCTAATGAACCAGTAGTTTTAGAAACATGGGAATTATATGGTTGTTACTTAACAACAGTTAACTATAACGACTTAACATATAGTGATTCAGCACCAGCAACAGTTACATTAAACATCAGATTCGATAACGCAGTACAAACACCATTAGGTAGTGGCGTAGGCGTTAGCGTTGGTAGAGCACTAGGTACAGTAGTAACAGGCTAATAGACTATGGCAGGCTTCTTCGACAACGTTCTGAAGGGGTTCCTAGGTAGCGACTATCTCAAAGATTATAGGCACGCCAGCAAGACTTTCAGGTCCGCTGGCTATGCCAATGCACCTAGACTTAAATTCCTCTTCCATGTGTATTTTAACTTAAACACAGTTGAAATACCTGGGTTAACCAAACTCTTTGGTGCCAGAGATAACTCACGAATAAGCGTTCTTACAAAATCAGTACAACTACCAAGTTATACGTTTGATGTTGACACATTAAATTCTTATAACAGAAAACGTAACGTACAAACAAAAATTAATTACGATCCAGTACAGATTGAATTCCACGATGATAACAGTGACGTAGTAAGATCATTATGGTTTAGTTACTACAACTATTTTTATAAAGATCCTAGTCAAGAATATGGCGGTAACCAAGCAACACAATCAACAAACTCAAATGCAGGATCTGGAATATCAAACTTTTTAAATGGACTATTGCCTATTGATGTAGGTAGAGCTATGGGAGAAAATAATCCTTTTGGTGCCCCAGGCAACTCAGCAGATCAAAATGCAAGAGACATTTATGCTCCAGATAAAATAGGTAATGATTGGGGTTATATAGGCGAAGGCATAGGCGGTGCAAAAAACAAACCGCAGTTCTTTAGAGATATTACAGTCTATGGATTTAATCAACACAGTTTCGTTTCATATACTTTAGTTAATCCTATTATTACAGATTTCAAGCACGACACTTACGATTACTCAGCAGGCGGAGATACCATGACAAACTCAATGACTATTAAGTATGAGTCAGTCAAATACGGTAGCGGTGCAATTGGTACTGGACAAGTCCCAGGCTTTGCTAATCCTGAACATTATGATAACGAACCAAGTGCATTAAGTCGCCCAGGCTCTACTAACTCCTTCTTTGGCCAGGGTGGTTTACTAGATGCAGGTGTTGGTGCGTTTGAAGATTTGAGTGAAGGCAATATACTAGGTGCCGCAACTAAGGCAGGTCGTGCAATCTATACCTACAAGAAAATGGATAATCCTAGTGATACATTTAAAGAAGAAGTTAATCAGGAAGTTAGAAATACAGTAGGAAAAACTGCTGGGCGTCCTGTAACAGGTGGTGGACCGTTTGCGTTTGAAGGTCCTAAAAAAGGCAAAGCACCTACTAGAGCAGAAGTAATTAATCAACGTGCAGGTTCATTGGCACCAGCACCGTTGGGTACTCCTACTCCAACAACAAATTCTAGAATAACAAGCAATGGACAAAATATTGGTAAACCAACTGTAGAAAACTTTGAAACTACTAGAGTAAATGATGCTCCTGGACTTGTAACAGAAGCAGATACCAAAGTAAAAGCAACAGTAAAAACTACTGATGTGTTAGATTAAAGGTTAAATAGAGTTATGGGTACAGTTAACGTTAAAAAATCAACTACTGATTCATCATATTTGATCTTTGATAATTTTTACAAAAAACAAATCAAAGTAAATCCTAACGAGTACGACATTGTTAGAGGTTTCTTTGCAACAACATTTCGTGATTCAGATATTGCTGATGATTTTACAGCAGTATTTTTTCAAATTTCTACTGGTTATGAAAGACCAGCACTAGAACTTTTAGAAGAATTCAAAGGCCAAGACGGCGTTACTATAAATGCTACCCTAGCATACTATCTTAACGGATTAAGATCTAAGTCAACTCTTATTGGCGTCAGTGTAGTTCAACAACCTAATTACTATGCCGCCAGAAATGTGCAGGTATAGTAAATGGCTAAATTCCACAAAGGCAAGTTTACTGTAAAGAATCCAAAGAAGTTTGTAGGTAGTAAGTCTCCTACATTCAGATCTAGTTGGGAAAGTGCCTTTATGCAATTCTGTGATACCCATCCTAGCGTAGTTAAGTGGGCTAGTGAATGTGTTAAAATCCCTTATATCCACCCATTTACTGGCAAACAGACCAACTACGTGCCTGACTTTTTAGTCCAGTACCAAGACAAATCAGGTAAATTAATAACAGAGCTAGTGGAAATTAAACCTAAGAACCAAAGTATCATAGAAAGTAAAAACCAGAATCGTAGACTAGCAGAAACAGTAGCAATTAATCATGCTAAATGGGAACAGGCTATGCGTTGGTGTAAACAAAACGGACTACGTTTTAGAGTAGTTACAGAAGAAGATATATTTAGAAGTGGTGCGAGATAATGACTAAAAAATTAGAAGAAATATTTAACTTAGATCCAAAAGAAGATGAAGTAGATGTTACAGAGCCGTTGCCGGAAGAAGCAACAGGTAAACCTCAACTTCCAGCAGAAACACTTTCAAATATAGAAAAGATTGAGGACGCATTGCCAGCAGTTCGAGGCCTAGAAGCAGGCGATGGTGAAATGGATGAACTAGCAGAGTTGGCTAAATCATCATACAAGGACTTAATGGACTTGGGTATGAATGTAGATTCACGCTTTTCATCAGAAATATTTGGCGTTGCTAGTGGATTACTAGGACACGCTATTACAGCAAAGACAGCAAAACTAAACAAAAAGTTACGTATGATTGATCTACAACTTAAAAAAGCACAGTTAGATCAAAAAGAACGTCAACTTACACATAAAAAAGGTGAGGACGTTGAAGAAGGACACGGTCATATCCTAGATCGTAACGAATTATTAAAAGAATTACTTAAAAAAGATGACCCAAAAGAGTAATAGTAGCATAAATACTATCAATAGGGGAATATGAAATTATGAAATCATTTAAACAATATTTAACAGAGTCAAGCCAAACTTACTCTTATAAAATTAAAGTTGCAGGTGGCTGTGATGCTGAATGCGTTAAACACATGGAAGAACAATTAGGTCGTTATGACATTATTAAAATGACAGAACCTAAAACAACTCCAGTTATGGAAGATCCATTAGATTTTCCAGGTGTTAAGAACATGGAAGTTTGTATGTTTGAAGTTGAGTTAAACTATCCAGCATCAGCAGATGAACTTTACGCATTAATTGAAGAATGCTCACGTAAGCCTAAATCACAAATTAAAGTAATTACAAAACACTTTGCTGATAGTTGGGAAAACAATGAAGGTTCCATGCCGGAAGAAGGACCACTATTAGAAAAAGATTATGACACATGCCCAGAAGCAACTGCGGCAAATGAAGCATACGCCAAGCCAGAAGAAGCAATTGAAAATGCAGGCGACGCAAAATTTGAAGTAGCAGGAGGCTCAACCCCTAAAGCCGAAACTACTAACGACTTACCTCAGGGCGATAAAAGTCCAGTGGGTAGTACTGAAAATAAAAAGCCTGACGTAAAGTCAGCGGCTAGATAAGAGGACGAACCCATGGAAATGTATGACGTACTAGAAAAATTAAAACAAATTGAAAACCCAACTGAAGATCAGCAACAAGCAATCAAATCAGCAGAAGCAATGACTAATGCTCCTGAACCAGCACCAGCAGATGCACTTGAAACAAATGCAACAGGTGATAATGTTTATCAGGAATATGCTCCAACCAGCGACCCAGCAGACTATGCTAGACTAGCAGGTGTACAAACATTAAGCGTTCAAACAGATGCTCCAGAAGTTGCTACTACAAATGAATCAGTAGAAACAGAAGAAGAAGTTTTAACAGAGTCAGTTGAAGAAGAAGTTGTTGAAGAAGAAGTTGTTGAAGAAGCAACTGAAGAAGAAGTTGTAGCTGAAGGTCCAACACGTAAAGATTTTCAAATGGTAGCAGACTTAATTAAAAATGCTGAACCTGCTAAAAAAGCAGAACTAGCACAACATCACGCAGATGTGTTTGCTAAACAAAACCCACGCTTTGACAAAGAAAGATTTATGGCGGCTTGTGGTGTTGAAGAATCAGTAGCAACTGAAGAAGAAGTTGTAGAATACTATGATCCAGAACACGTTGCAGGTATTGTTAAAAAGCATGAAGAAAGTGGTCACGAAGTTGAAATGGATCCATACAAAGATGATGAAGCAGGCTTTACTGTTACATTCAAAGATGGATCACGCAGACACTATCACTATACTAAATCAGGCGTAAAAGTTGATTCATTAGAGCCAGTAGATGCAATGGTTGACCCAGATGCACCTAAGAGAGAACGTGGTCGTCCTAAGAAGGAAGACATTGAAGAAACAGAAGTAGACGAATTAACACGTGCTTTTGAATCTAAGTATGCTGAATTAACTACTGAAGAAGAAGTAGTTACAGAGTCAACGCAACTTACAGAAAGTGTACAACTAACACAATCAATTGATGATCAAGGTAATGAGTCAGTTAATATTAATGCTCAAGGTGATCATGTTGATATGGTTAAACAACTATTAGCATTATCAGGTATGCGTTCAGATGGTTATAAAGAATATAAACCAGAAGAAGGCGAGGAAGCAGAAGTAGAAGAAGAACTTGCTAATTCACCTGATGTTAAACATGCTGATGTTGATACACAATTAAATAAAATGTCAGGTGGTTTAAATGGTCCTAAGGACAAGTCAGCACTACGTGGTGACAGTGTTAAACTACACGACAGCAAAGATTTAGAAGAAAGCCTACTAGACTTATACAAAGAATACAAAGGTTAATATCATGCTTGTTCGTGAAGTATTAGAACGACCTAACACAATAGAACAAGCATTTCAATATCACATTGACAAAAATATTCCTATCAGGGAGAATATATTCCGCCCTGGTAGTGATAATTACTTTTCCCTATTTAACTATGCTAGACAGCAATTTAGCGAAGGTCATTATCAGCCAGACTGGCAAGATCAAGAATTATTAGAATCTAACATTGGGCAAGTTGTTACTCTTAAAAATGGATACAAAGTGCCGTTAGATCAACCATTTGCAGATGACGGAATATCAGAAGCAGAATATCAAGGTAAGAAAGTAGAACTTAATAAACCTAAACGCGGTGGTCCTAAAAAGTTTTATGTTTATGTAAAAAATCCTAAAACAGGTAATGTTAAAAAAGTTACTTGGGGTGATACATCTGGACTATCAGTTAAATCTGGAGATCCAGGCAGAGTTAAAAGTTTTGTAGCAAGACACAACTGTAAACAAAAGAACGATAAAACAAAAGCAGGCTATTGGGCTTGTCGTACACCAAGATACAAAAGTTTAGGAGTTAAAGGTGGTCAGTGGTGGTAATAAACCATACTTTGAAACTAGTCTAGGTAACGTTAAATATAGACGGTTTGAAGGCAAAGTAGAAGAATCAGATTTAGTCTGGCATCGTGATGCTAACGATAGACAGATAAAAGTAGTAGAAGGACAAGGATGGCAATTACAGTTTGATAATGAATTGCCAGTAGAGCTAGTAGAAGATGAAACATATTTTATTGCTAGTGAAACATATCACAGACTAATAAAAGGTCAAGGTGAATTAGTTTTAGAGATTATTGAAGAAGAATGAGAGCTAAACAATTTATTACAGAACGAAATAAACAAGGCAAAGTAATACCTACCCACAATGCCGCTAGTCCAGGAGCAATGACTGCATCAAACGCTGATAGATACTATGGTCTATATCGTGCTAGTATGTTAATGGGACGTTATCCAGAAGCATTAGATGATATTGATTTAGAATCAGCTATGGGTAATAAAATGTTTATTGGCACATACACTCAAGAAGAAGCAGAAATGTACAAAGAAGCATGTAAGGCCATGGGCATACACGCAGAAGATATGATCAAAGGCCCAAGTGCTGAACCAGAAGATACAAACAAACAATCAACAGTTCAACCTTTTAAAGGATATCCTCGATGAAATGTAAATATTGTGGCTGTGCCTCACACTGTGGCCAGAGTTGCACTAACTGCTGGAATTGTCCAGACTGTCATTGTCATGAATGTGAGACAGATGTTACAACAATAAAATACAGCGATAACACTGACGCAAGAGATTAATATGTTTGAATACAAAGTTTACATACAGAGAGTAGTTGACGGAGACACAGTTGACGTAGATATTGATCTAGGATTTGGCGTTATACTTAAAAAAGAACGTGTTAGAATCATGGGCATTGATACTCCAGAATCAAGAACAAGAGACAAAGTAGAAAAGAAGTTTGGTCTAGCAAGTAAAGCAAGACTAAAAGAAATACTGGGTAAAGAAGCAGTGTTAGTATGTAAGGAATACGATGCCAAAGGAAAGTTTGGTCGTGTTTTAGGTGACTTTACTACCAATGATGGACGTATGGTAACAGACGTTCTGGTAGAAGAAGGTCATGCAGTAGCATACTTTGGTGGCTCAAAAGATGAAATACAGGCAAAACATCTTGTTAATAGAGAAAAACTATTACGAGAAGGCAAAGTTAAGTTATGAGAGCAAATGAAATTTTAGAAGCACATCCTAACAGCAAAGTCTATGACAAATGCTGGAAAGGTTATAAAAAAGTTCCAGGCAAAAAACGTGGTGAACCAGGTAGTTGCGTTAAAGAAGAAAACTTAGATAATTGTAAACACGGCAAGTACTACTGCTCTACAGACAAAAAATGGAAGTGTCGCCAAGGTCCTAAACAGACACGCGGTTAAAATGTTTCAACGAGTTAATGTTCCACTAGTACAAAACCCCCTTTGTACACAAGCAGTGGAGCAACTCACCAATAAAGATTTCCAATATTACGATAAAGATGGCTTTGAGTTAACTCAAGCAGAACAACGCTATTATGAAGAAGAAGGCCATCCTTTAGATCAACCAATACTTAATCACAGACTATGGCAAGAACAATGGCTAACTTTAGATCATCCTAGACTTTTGTTAGACCACGCAATGATTTTACATCGTGCTAGTTTTGCTGACCAAGCACGTGAACAACTATTAGAACTACAAAAAACTATTCCACAAGCAGACTTACTGCTACGCACACGTCAACAATGGGGTTGGGACTTTGACATAGACTATGTTAGAGACAACGGTGAAGTTATCGAAGTATTACACGTTGAATGCGACTTTAACGACTTTAATGAGTTTAGAGATAAACTATATGCGTTTGAAGATAAAGTAAATCGTTTAGACTTTGAAGACTCAGCAAGGCGTATATGGCGCGAAAGAGGCCAATGGCAACACTTAAAAGGTTTCTCCCAAAACGACTGGAAGGCAGAGTATTTATTAGGTTGGAAAAAATCAGAGTACACAGAAAAAGCCATATAAGTAATACAAACACTTTTAAGGAAATATCATGAAGTTTGACACAGTAAAATTTAAACTCTATAACGAATTTATTCAGACACAGTGCGTGACTGAACCCGAAAATGAATTCAATAAAATAACAACTGAAGAAGTTTATAATCTTATGATTAAGCCTCTTAAACTTAAAAAGACAGCCACAATATTAGATGTAGGTTGCTCAGCAGGTTATTTTTTAGATGTAGCAAAAAAAGAAAAATATAAAAATGTTACAGGTATTACATCATTTAAGGATGAAGTTGCTATTTGTAAAGATAAAGGACACGAAGTACGTTACGAACATACTAGTTTTTTAACAGACAAAGATGAAACTGTTGACTTTATTTACTGTAGACGTGGTTTAGAAAAATCACCATATCCTTATATTACATTGTTAGAGTTTAATAGAGTGTTAAAACAAAAAGGCAAACTTTACATTGAAACAGCACAACCACACAATGTAAGAAACTACGAAGCACATCCAAACAACTATTCTGTAATGACAGATCGTATGCTAATGAATTTATTAGTTAGAGCAGGCTTTGATATTGAAGTGTCAAACAACTTAGAATCAAATGCAATAGATAAAGCAACAGAAGAAAAGTTTGTAGAAAAAGCATACGGCATAGTAGCAGTTAAAAAACGTCCAATTGACGTTAAATAATACTATGGATATAGAACAACTTAAACATCTTGCAGGGGTTAACTCAACTTCTACCGTAGGAGAAAATATGAGTCACACTGCTTCTGAAAAATCTGAATATATGAAAAAGCACAACATTCAGCCAGGTTCATCAGAATGGTTTAAGTTATGGTTTGCACAACCTCATCTAACCGGCGAAAATCCTATGCCAAGGAAGTAGTATGCTAGAGCATGACTACGCAGAGTACGCTAACCAAACACATCAGTGGATTGGATCTGACTCAGAAGAAAGATTTTTAAAACATTGTAAAGACAAAGAAAAATGGCAATACTTTGAAACACATGGTTATTTAAATAAAAATGTTATTCAATATCAATTTAACGAGTATGGCTTTCGTTGTGCTCCGTGGGATAATATACAAGAACACAGTATTGCCTTAGGATGCAGTCATACGCAAGGTGTTGGAATAGCAAGTCGTGACACTTGGTCAACTCAACTATCAAAATTATTAAACAAATCAATATTAAATCTTGGTATTGGTGGTGCTAGTTTAGATACCTGTTTGCGTGTATTAATGTTTGCTGTTGAAAAATTAAGAATTAACACAGTTTACTTACTAGAACCAGAAGCACAACGACTTGAGTTTGCAATTAATAATCAATGGCAAGTACTAACAGTTAATTATAACCATGATGTTTTTAAAAATTGGGTAGTTGAACAAAAGAATGTTGAAATGAATCAGTTAAAAAATAGACTAGCAATTCAGCAAGTGTGTGATAAGAACGGACTACAATTAAAAACTGTAATGTTAGATAATATTAAAAAATTAGACAACATCGATTGGGCAAGAGACTTTGCACACAATGGTCCTGAATGGAATAAAAGCGTGGCTTGGGCCTTTGCAGACTTATAAGTAATAGTATGGCAAAATCATTAGACGGCGTATTAATTAAGAAAGCACATAGAAAAACAGAGTTCACCTCTGAACAGTTACAAGAATTTAAAAAATGTGCTGACCCAAAAACAGGTCCAGAATACTTTATGAGTAATTTCTTTAGTATTCAACACCCTGTGCATGGCAACATGAAATACATTCCTTACGATTATCAAAAGCGTTTAATACATACCTATCACGATAATAGATTTAGTATATCAATGATGCCTAGGCAAACAGGTAAATCAACAAGTGCCGCGGGTTACTTGTTATGGTTTGCTATGTTTGTTCCAGACTCAACGGTGCTAGTGGCCGCACACAAATACGCAGGTGCTCAAGAAATTATGCAACGTATTCGTTATGCTTATGAAGGCTGTCCAGATCATATACGTGCAGGTGCTGTTAGTTATAACAAAGGCTCAATAGAATTTGACAATGGATCACGTATAGTAGCACAAACAACCACTGAAAACACTGGTCGAGGTATGTCAATATCGTTACTGTACTGTGACGAGTTTGCGTTTGTGAGACCTACTATTGCCCGAGAGTTTTGGACTTCAATATCTCCCACACTAACCACTGGTGGTAAAGCAATTATTACATCAACACCTAACTCAGATGAGGATCAGTTTGCACTGTTATGGAAACAAGCAAACAAAACAGAAGATGAGCATGGTAACCCAACCGACTTAGGTGTTAATGGATTCCGTGCATACCGTTCTTATTGGAACGAACATCCTGACAGAGATGAAGAATGGGCTAAAGAAGAACGTGCTAAACTAGGTGACGAACGTTTCCGTCGTGAAATGGATTGTGAATTTATTATCAACGATGAAACACTGATAGCACCTACTAAACTAATTGACTTACAAGGTATTGATCCTATTAATCAAATGGGACAAGTACGTTGGTACAGTAAACCCGAAAAGGGTGAT